CGTTGGTGTTCTGCAGGTTGGTGTTGCTGGCCTGTCCCGCGGAAGTGCCGTAGGCGTTGGCCAGACCGGTGCCTGTGTTGACGGCGCCCGTCGTGACGCCCTGCGCCGCCTGCCCGAGATTGGCCAGGCCCGACATCGTGTTGCCCGACAGAGCCCCCATGTTCATGCCGGTCTGGCCCTGCCGGGCCATGTCGGTGTTGAACTGGTTGGCGCCCTGCCAGTAGTTGTTGGCCATCGTCGTCTGCGCGTTGCCCGACTGCTCGTTGCCGAGATCGCGCACGGCGCGGTTCATGAATTGGGTGTAGCGCCCACGCCCCAGCCCGCCGCCGCTCTTCACGAACTGATCGTTGATGCCGGGCATCGTCTTTTCGAGGAAGTTCCTCGACGAGATATCGTTGGCCCGGCCAATCGCACCCTCGGCGAACTGGTTGCTATACTGGGACTGCTGACGCGGCCCCCAATTTTGCGCGCCCCGGCGCAAGTAGCCTGCCCCGGCGTCGTACGGCGTCGGTCCCTGGCCCGCCCGGTCGATGTAGCCCATGCCGACGTTGGGATCGTAGACGCTGCTCGCCCGGTTCAGGGCACCCTGGGCCTGATTGAAGTAGGGCTGGTAGGCCCCCTGGTTCTGGCGAACCGTATCGAACGCCTGCTGCTGGTCGCCACTGAAGCCCGCGAACATCTTGCTGATGTCGTACGGGTTGAACGGCCTGTCGCCGAGACCCTGCGCCTTCTGCAGAATGTTGCTGACGTAGGCGTTGTATTCGGGCGTGTAGTTCGTCGACGACGAAGACGTGCCGCTTCTGCTTGTGGTCTGGCCGCCGGAGCCGCTGAGCAACGATCCCATCAGAGCATCCTCACAGTAGTCGGTGGCCCCGCAACGTAACCGTACGGCGCGAATATCCGGCGCCAGCCGCGGCGCCCCATGAACACGATCATCCGGCACCTGTTGTCCCGCGCCTCGGCGTCGAACGCCTTGCGTAGCGGATCGATCCACTCGCGGAGCCGCTTGCCGCCCAGGGCAATCACGTTGAGCGCGCTACCGCGCCCGCCCGTGACGACCTCGGTGACATAGGCCGCCACCATCACGCGCTCGATATGGACGACTCGCAAGGCCATCTTTCCGTTTGCAATGGCGTGAAACAAATCGGTGCTGGTGAGCAGGCTGAACTCGTTGTCGAGGGCCGCGTCGAGCCAGCGTTTCACATGCGGCCACGCCGACGCCAGCACGGGCTCGGCAATCGTGACCGGGGAATCACTGTGCAGGAAGCGAACGCGCAACGGGTTCATCCAACGTAATCCTCGGGGTCGCGCGCATCGGGCGAGAACCGGCCCTGGGCCAGCGCCTTGCCCTTTTGTCGGCGGATGCCCTGGCGCATCTCCTCCAGCTTGCGCGCCCCCGCCTCGTTGTCGCCATCGCCGAGCAACGCCACGGTCTCGGCGTCGACCACGAACTCCCCAGGCGAGAGCCGCGCCTCGACATGATCGGACCGCCCATTGCCGCTGCCGTCGCTCTCGACGTAGCTGCCCCGCGCGAAGCCGGGCGGCTGTCCCATAGGTATGGGACGATCATGGGAAGAGCTTCCCATACCCCCTGAACGACTCGAACGACTCAAACCGGACTGTTCGAGCAACTGCTCGATGTCTCCCAAGGCTCCCGGCGGCGTTCCGCCTGGCGGAGCAGTGCCCTGCCGGATCAGGGTCAGCACCCGATTGATCAGCCCCTCGTTGCCTGGCTTTCCGGGCGGCGGGGGCGCAGGAGGTCCTGGCGAGCCCGTGGGAGGCATCTGCGGGCCGGGGCTACCCATGCCCCCGCCAAGCGGCGGACCGCCCTGGGGCGCCATTTGTGGCCCTCCCGGACCCGACGGCGGGCGCATCTGGGACAGCGCCCCACCGTGCAGCGCCGCTCGGGGGTCGCTGTAGGGGGTCTGCGGGGTCGAATCGAACGGCAGTGCCATGAAAGGCTCCTATCACATCGACAGGGCGGCTTTGAGTGCCACGACCCAGTCCTGCCAATTTTCAAAGTCGTCGCTGTCCGGGGTCCACGCCTCGATCAGCCCCAGCCGGTCGACGAACTCGCGCCACGGCATGTCGGGGTCGAGATGGTTCCGAACGGGCAGGTTAAACCCCACGAAGGTATCGACCCAGTCCTGCCAGGTCATGTTCACGGGGTTGGGCAGCACCGCGTACGTCGTGACGTAGGGGCGCAACGGAAGCGGCATCAGCCGGTCCTCCGCGAATCGCCGGGCTGCGAATGCACGACGGGCGATCCCGTCACGTAGTCGCCGTCGAGCGTGTTGCTTTCGATCCTGAAGCGCGTGAGCCGGCCCGTCGCCTTGATGCCGGCAATCTGCTCGCCAGGATGCGTCGGCACCGCAGGAAGGACGACCGGCCCGACAACCGTCTCGGGGGCACGGGCGTTGGCACGCGAGATCACGCTGAACATCAGGTCGCCGACCTGATCGAAATCAGGCTCCATGAGCGAGTACGAGGTAGCCCTGCCCGTTCCGAGCTGGCCCGGCTGCGGGGGCGCCACGAAATTGAATTCGCTGGTCTCGTAGTACGACTTGATGGCCTTGGCGGTCGGCTGCGGCCCGCTCACTTCGTTGAGCCCGAACTCGTGCTGCCAGAGGCTGTAGCCGCCACTCGTGTCCTCGTTGGCAACGACTCCCGCCATTAGCGGAAAGTTGAACACGAATTCGTACATGCCGGCCGAGCGCCCCCCGTTGGGCAACACCGTGTCGTACCAGACGTTCTGGTTCCAATTGTAGATGCAAGCGTAGGTGCACTCGTCCGCGGCGCCGAAGGGGAAGCACCACCACAACTCGTTCCAGCGCGGAATCTTCATGGCGAAGACCTTCTGGCGCTGTGCCAGGTTCAGGTTCTTGAAGAACCACTGGCGATTGAAGTCGTTCGGCAAGTCGCGAACGACTCCGTTGAACATCGAGAAGCCCGATGTCGTCGCCCAGTAGTAGACGCCATTGTGCTCGATCACGCTGTTCGACGACAGGATGGAGCCGTTTGTCGTGACGGTCGTGAAATCGAACACGTCGGCGCCTCCGACGAAGGTCCCGATGACGACGGAGTCGAGCGACCACAGGATGATGGCCGGGCCGCTCTGCCCGCGCAGCGGCATGGCGCGCACGATCTTCGCAGGCACCGGCCGGGCGTCACCCGATCCGACGCCCTCGAAGTCGAGCGGGGCGCCGGGGGCCGACCACTTCACGACACCGTAGGCGCCATACAGGAACAAGAACGGCCCGATGGCGCAGCAGCCGCCCGACGCCGTGACGGGATCGACAGTGCCGTCGGGGATGGCGACAAGCGGACCGACGCCGACGATATCGCCATAATAGACCGGCAGCTCCTCGGTGCTTCCCAGGTTGGGCATGTTGGGCGTCGCCGAGGCGAAGATGCTGGTCGTCGAATCCTGGACGTTGAACATCTCGGTGAACTGCCAGCTCATCTGCGCATTCGACAGGTAGCCCGGCGGCGTGCGGTCGATCAGACCCGTAGTCTGTCCCGTCGCGTTGTTGAGCGCGTAGCGCTGCACCGCGGTGGCGCTGCCCGTATGCACGTAGCTGTAGCCGTTCTCGCTGAAGATATCGATGGCCCGCACGACGCCTTCGAGCGCGCGCAGCTGCTCGCGATAGCCGAGCATTTTGCGCGGCAGCTTCTGGTACCAGCGGCACCACAAGGCGTCGTTGTAGGTGTCCCTGGCGAGCTGGGTACCGTCTCGCGACATTCCCGGCGACGACACCATGAGCTGTGTGGTGGGCTCCCGCTCCTGCGCCATCAGGGCAGCTCTTCGGCTTCGAGGAACCCTATCGTGGTGCCGCCGTATTGAAACCCGTTCAAGTCGCCGAGGAACCCGACGAAGGCCCCGACGAAGGCAGGAGGCCCTTCCGCGATCCCCACCCGGCACTGCAGCGTGATCGGCGTGACCGTCCCCGGAACCCACTCGAAGGACACCATGCAAGTTCCCATGGCGAGTGCGACGTTGGGTCCGAAATACATGCCGGTGGAGAGAGCGTTCGGTTCGGCGTTGCGAAACAAGGCCATGGCGAAGGTGACGCCGTTCGACGCGATCATCGGCACAAAGGCCGTGACCCTGATCTTGCTTGTCGGCTTGCGCGGGGTGATCACGAGCGACAACCAGCCGAACCCATCGGTGATTTGAGGAACCGACCCAGGAGAAAGGATGCCGTATGGAATAACGGCCGAGAGCTTCTGGTACGTGTTGTCGGTCACGCGCACCGACTGCAGCACCGCCCCAGGCGAGGCGGCGACCGCCGTCGTGACATAGGCCGTCGTGGCGATGCTGAAATCGTTGTCGCTTGCGGCCTGCGTCGGCGCCTGCGGATTGCCCGTGAAGATCGGCGACACGATAGGCGCGAAGGGCGCGATGGCCGCCGCAACGAAAGCCGTCGTCGCCAGGGTGAAGTTGTTGGTGCCGCCAGGCTGTGTCGGACCCAGCGGCGTACCCATCAGCACGGCATCGAACACCACCGGCGCCTGATTGAATACCGCGACCCCGCCGCTGGCGGTGCCCGTCGGATCGCTCAGCCGCCCCGCGAGCACCGCGCTGGAGACGATGACGGAATTGGCGATGCTGAGAGGAGACTTCCCGGCCAGAACGACTCGACCCTTCACGTCGACCTGAACCGTCGGAATTTCCGACGGGCTGCCATACGACCCGGCAATCACCGCCGTGTTCGCCAGCCCGAGCGTGCCCGTGCCGGTGATCGGGCCGCCAGTGATCTCGCCTGCCGCCGTGTCGATCTGCGTGACGGTCCCCGCCGTCGCCGTGAAGGCGACGTGCATATTCGTGCCGTTCGAACGCAGGATGGCGAAGTTGCCCTGCGCGACAACGACTCCGGCGTCTACGGGATTGACCTTGAAGGTCGTCGAGAAGGCCCCCGACGTGCTGTTCCACATGAACCAGTAGCCGACGCCGGTGCCATACTCGACGACTCGATTGCCGGTCAGCGTCCCCGTGAAATCCTGCACCTGGGCAAGGACCTCGAACTGGGACAGGAGTCGTTGTCCCGTGCCGGCGAGGTTGATCGAGGTACCTGTCACCGTCGACGTGATCGCGCGGCCGTAGCCGAGCGACCACAGCGCGCTGCCATCGCAGAACACGATGCACGACTCGGCGGGATTGAGCTGCTTGGTGGGGGCACCGTCGATGGCCTCGGTGCCTGCGGCGTCGAGCGTGATCGATCCTGTGCCGCCATTGATGAAGTAGGCGAACCAGCCGTTGCCGAGCGTGCCCGCCGCATTGAACGTGTAGACGACAGCGCCGCCATTGTTCCTGATCACCGTCGCGCGGTCGTTCGGAACGCACAGGTGGTTGCCGTTCAGGACCAGCGACGGAAGGTTCTGGTCGAGCAGCGTGACGTTGGCACGCAACCCCGCGCCGGCCAGCGACGCCGCGTTGCCTGCGGACGACCCCGCCCCGAACTGCACGATCCGCCAACCGCCGGCCTGCGTGGCGTTGTCGATAAGATAGAGATACCAGGCCTGGCCGGGCGCGACGCTGATGATCGTCGCGCCGGTGAAGGTGCGCACGGTGAACGAATTCGCGCCGACGTTGTTGACCAGGATATCCTGACCCGCGCTGACCAGGGTTGCGTCGGGCAGGAACACGCTCAAGCCGGATGCCGTGGCCCCCACGTCGATCTTGTCGGCGGCGACGTTGCTGCCGTCCTTCGCTTCGAACGGCCATGTCAGCTCGATGTCGGCGCCAATCGTGTAGCTGGCGTACGACAGGTCGGACGGGCTGATGCTCTCGCCGCCGAAGACGTTCGTGTAGCTGTTCACGATGAATCCCTCATCTGCGCCCGGTCGGAAATCTTGCGCATGTCCTGCGTGTTGATGTTCGCGAACTCGTCGTCGGCCATCGACTTCCACATGCCCATGCGCGAGTCGTTTCGAACGAACGTCTCCAGCGCCTTCAAGCATTCATAGAGCAGCAGGTTTGGTGTGAACTGCGTCAGGTAGTTTTGCTGATTGCTTTCCCCGAGAAGGTCCGGGAGACGATAGACGATGGCCTCGAAGGGATAGACTTGATCGGGCGTGGGACCGACGAACCAATGTTCCTGGTCGTAGTCGGCGTAGAAGACGGGCGCATCGATCTTGGTGTCGTCGGGGTAGATGGAGCGAATGTACTCGTAGCCACGGGCGCGAAGCGTGCGCCGTCGATTGCCTTGGGGCGGGAGACCGATGTTGATCGAGACGGTGTCGCGCCAGCCCTCGGGCTTGACGACGACGGCGTTCTGAACCGTGAGCGAGGAGACGAGGACATAGCGATACCCCTGGATTTTCATCTTGTCGGCGCACGACCGCTCGGCCCTGTTGATGACCTGCGGAATCTGTCGCTGCACCTGCTCGTCGGTCGCGCTGCCGCGTTCGAGGTAATCCTTCAAATCCTCGACCAGCGAGCCGTAGGTCATCCCGGTGGGGGCGGTCGTCGCCATCTCAGCCATCTCTCAGGGTGGCCGGCACGAACTGCGGCGGCGTGTCGAGCGGCTGATCGGGCCGGCTGAACGGCAGCTGCACGTGATCAGGGCCGCGCGTCGGCAGCCGATACGGATCGTAATCGTCGCGGTCGACGGCGCACACCTTGAAGCCCGGCAGGTTGGGATCGTCGGCGAGATCGCCGAGCGGGAACTTGAAATTGCAGCGCGAGCAGATGCCGACGCCGAGCGTCGCGTTGCCCGTCGTATCGATGAACCGCGCCGGGCTGCTGCGGCCGCTGACGCGAGGATGGTTGCGTGGCATTCGTAATTGCCCCTATGACGTGTAGGCGGAAATTCCCATGTCGTAGTTCGTCGGCGCCGGATCGCGTTCCTCTCCCTCGGCCAGCTCGATGGCCTCCTGTTCCTCGCCGCGCAGCATCTCGTAGCGCTTGAAGTCGGCCTCGGCCAGCGACCGGCAGAGTCGTCGAGCGAGCTGCGCCGTCACGGCATCGTACCAGCGCCGCGGCATGTCGAGGGCCTGCGTCGGCTCGCTCACTTCGTCGAGGTATTCGCGCACCCACACCACCAGCTGATCGTACTTCGCCGCCGCGTTCGGCACCGGCCATACGATCAGGTAGGGCGCATCGACATCGCGCTGCTGATAGTAGTTGAGAACCGGCCCCGGCGATGTCTTGTTGGGCATCGAGTTGTACTCGTCGAGATTCCACGGATCGAGCGGTATCTCGCTCGGATTGTAGCCGAGGAAGACTTCGTCTGCGATCCAGCTGATGGCGCTGACCGACCTGACGCGCCACTGCAGGGCCTGCGGGGCGCCATCGAGATCGAACCACACCCACTGGCCCTTGGAAACGACTCCCGTCACCGCATTGAGCGCCACCCAGGTGACGCCATCGTTCGACCACTCGGCGAACAGCGTGACCTCCATCGCGACGCCGAACAGCACCCCGACGCTGGTCACCTGCTGGGCCTGCGGCAGCACCATGCCGATGCTGCCGTTCGGGGTCGTCTGCGTGCACGCCGTGGCGAAATCGTCGTCGAAGGCGAAAAGAGCCGTGCCACCGTTGGTGCTGAATGGAGCCCCGCCAGAGACACGGCTAAGGCCCCTCCGGGTCAGCTTGTCGACGAGGTTGACGCCCATCGGCAACGGTACGTTGGCTTCGGCCTGGTAGCACGGCAGTATCATCTTCTGGCGCTTCCACAGCTGGATGCCGCGGTTGACCAGGGACGTGAAGGTGAGGTTGAGCTGGTCGAGCGACTTCTCGACGACCTCCGATGTCAGGCGCGTCGGTATGATCCCGGCACGGCTGGTCGCCTCCTCGATCATCTCTCGGGCCGTGTAGGGCCTCAGAGCCCCGCTGTTGCTGCCCGAAAGAGACATGAAAGGCTCCTATCTAGGGGGCGTCCGTGGGATAGTAGAACTGCGCGACGATTGCACGATCCGCGCCATTCTGATCGGCGCAGGTGAAGATAACCTGATCCGCATTGCTGCCGTTGACCTGATCACGGTACAGGAAAAGAGTCGTTGTCCCTGGCGATACGGCCCCAAGTATGCTGCGTTCCGTTCCAGAATTCCTGTAACTGCCAATGATCAGGCGCGTCGGAAACATGCCAGCGCTCACAGGAAACGGCAGAGACAAGATCAGTTGTGCCGGCCCCACCCCAGCCACGCCGCCAGCAGCATTGCTCATGGCGACAGTCGCGAACACCAAATTGCCGACCCTGGCGTAGCCGCCAGTGGGCGGCGTGCCCGTGTACGTGGGCGGGGTGCCGCCGGGGCCGGTCAATACGGGGGTATATACCCCCGAACTGTAGCCCGCGACGGCCTGCGTATTCGACGGAACGGGAGGATTGGCGGTCAGCCCGCTCATGATCCAATGCCCCCGGACTGCTTCACCGTGAGACGCACGGTGCCGGTCCCGCTGTTGAGCAGCACGCGCACCCAGCACGGCGCGGCAATGTAGTTCGACTGCATGTTGGCCGTCGCGGCGACCCCCGCCGCATCGCCGATGGGGAACCACGTCATGCTGGCCTGCGCCACCGGGAACTGCGACGAGTTGGGATCGTCGAGCGTCTGCTGCACGGTGTAGTTCACCGTGCCCGTGACGACGACCTGGATGGCGACTTGAGCTGCCGCATAGTCGTCGAGACGAAGCGGACTCGACGGTGTGGCGCCCGGCGCATTCGGACCGACGGAAGTGACCTGGGTCTTCATCGCGCGATCTCCCTGCGCTCTATCGCTGCTTCGCCGCCATGAAGTAGTCGACGCCCATGGTGCGGATGACGGCCGTGTTGTTCGTGAGCGCCAGATTGATGCCAAGCGCCACCGAAGGCAGCGCCGCCGGATTGGTGGCCAATCGATAGGCGGCGTTGTTCTGGAAGGCGTTGAGCACGCCGTTCGCGGCCGTATAGGCGATCACGAATTCATACCACGCATTGTCGACCATCGTACCCATGGCGACCGTCGCGGCGTCCACCCCGGCCAGCCGAAGCACCGCCGTCGGGATCGACGTGTTGTCGCCCTTTCTGATGTAGATTCCATTGGTGGGATCGGATGCGATAGGCGACGCATCGGCGATGTCGAGCCCGACGTGGAACGAAGTTCGGCTGACGCCATCGAGCCGGATGCGCGCGGCGAACCATAGGTCCTTCGTCAGGTCGGGCGTGAACGGCAGCTCGGCCGGCGAGCCCCACTGCATGTCCTGCTCCGAGCTGATCGTGGCGATGGTCGGAATGTTGAGGATGCCACCGTCGCCGGCGGCCAGGAGCGCCGGCACGCCGGACCCGCCAATCGTCCACTCGGCAGCGGCGTAGCGCATGAATTCGTCGGCGACGACCGCGTACTTGAACGGATCGAGCATGCCGAAATCGGCGAAGGCGTCACCGGGATCGACGTTGGTGAGACCACCGGGATAGCGCGTGAGTGAAGCGAGGGGCATCGGAAATATCCTTGCGAGTTCCGTCGGAAACCGCCGACCCGGATCGACCGTCTTGTTGCCTTCCGTCAGGTTTTTCCGGCTGACACCGGTCTCACAGGTCTGGCGCGGCGAGCGGGGAGACTGCTAGTAACCCGCCCCCCGCGCCAGGGTCCTGCGACAGAAGCCGCAGAACGTCGTCAGGCGCCGGGAGTGCCCCAGACGGTCCTGCTGTTCGTCCAGCTCGCGTCCCAGCGCGAGGTAACCTTGTAGCGCATCGAGTCGGTCTCGAAGTCGCCTTCCATGCTCTTCTGCGCCATGCGGCGCGTCAGGAACTGCAGGCCCATCCGCTCGGTGGTGTTGATCCACCACGCGGTCGGCGAGGTCAGTCGGGTGATGACGTGGAAGCCCTTCGGAAGAATCTTCAGGGACATCACGGGGTTGATGTCGTTGTTGGCGCCGCCGGTGCGCAGCGCCGACTTGGTGATGACCTCGGCCTGGAACTCGTTGTCGGGCGAGACCACGAGGGCCTGCGGATCGATGCGGACGCGCTTCTGGTCGTTGTCGACCGTCTTGCGAATCTGGATCAGCATCGACTCGACGCTGGTCTGCGACAGCGCGGCCGGTGTCGACAGCAGGTTGGAGTAGGTACCGCCGACAATCGGATGGGCCGAGTTGTTGAGGCTGACGCCGTCGCCGCCCAGGTAGGGCGCGCTGTTGGTGAACGCGAAGTTGAGCACGTTCGCCGTGGCGATCTCCTCGGTCTCGACCATCGCCTGGCCGAGCTGCTCCGAGTAAATCTTGCCGAGGTTGATGTGATCGCCGTCCTCGACGAGCACCTTGGTCATCGCGAACGCCGCGCCGTACTGGCGATAGACGTAGCGCTTGTTGTAGAGCACGCCACCCTGCTTGTAGGTGACCGGGCCGCCGTCGGCCATCTGCGGCGCCGAGCCGAGGCCGAACATGACAGGCTCCTCGTGATAAGCCCGCGCGATGCCGGGCTTGGTACGGAAGATCGCCTTGTACTCGTCCTTGCGCTGGTTGTAGACGCCGTCGAAATGCTCGTTCAGGATCGGCTCGACGATGACCCGGAATTGGGTTGAATTCATCGGAACTGCCACAGTTCCCTCCTATTGACTATTCTGACGTTTTCCCCGCCATCGATCAGAGGAGGCGGGGAACCTCATGAAAGATCGAATTCGGTGACTACGCCACCTGGCCCGAGTAGGTGCTGATCCTGACCTGCAACCGCGTGAAGGCATCGCCCCAGGCGTTGTCGTCGTACGGCGCGAGGCCGACGATCACGAACGTCGCCGCGGTGGCGGCGGTCACGGTCGCATTGAGCGCCTGAGACGAGAAGCCGGTGAAGGTCGAGCCCTGCGAGGCGTTGAGCAAGTTGATGCCCTCGCCGATTGCCGTCGCCGCGACCGGCCCACTGGCCTGCCCCTCGTAGACGATTTCCTTGTCGGACGTGTAGTAGGCGACCATCGAGCCGGCGTCGTAGGTCTGGCCGGCCGGGAAGTAGGGCAGCACGAACCGCTTGCCCGAAGCATTGAACATGCAACCGGCGAACACGCCAATGGCGTTCGAGGCACCCGCCGGAACGGCTTCTATGGTGCCGTTGGTGCCGCGCTGCACCGGCGTGCCGGTGTAGAGCGCCGTGCCGTAGCCCGACACGATGCCGTCGGCCTGGGTGACGTTTCGGATGGTGCCGGAAGGATGATAGGCGGGCACGAGGCCCTGGGGAGCGAGAGTGGCGGACATGAGAATCCCTTGCGGTTGGGTTTCTCCTTCGGACCGGGGCCTCCAACGACTCTCGCGTGAGAGTGGGCTGACCATCCTGATGCCCGAGCTGTTCCGACCTGCCAGTCACCAGGGGTTACACCGAACGCACCGCGCTACGAGGCATCTCGCTCCCTGGCCGGGAACCTCCACAGCTGTGGATTGGGAGGACAGTAGACCCCGGTGCAACGACTCGTCAACCGGGGTCGTGTTAGGTTCTGGATCCAGAACCTAAACTTTTTTGAACGACTCGTCAAATCAGCGGTGCAACGACTCGTCAAATCAGCCCTCGAACTGAGCCGGCGGCGGCCTTCGCATGCGCTGCCGCATCTCCTCCATGCCCTCTTCGAGCGTGATACGGCCGCCCTTGGCCCTGACCTCCTCGTTCATGCTGTCGAGATCGGTGAGGACGCCGAGCGCCTGCTCGTTGGGTTGGTCGAAGTGGAACTC